GCGAACTCTTGTATATCTTGCGCACCATAAGTTCCTTCAGTGCCTTTCTTCATTTGATTGAAGAGGTTGGTCACCTGACGGGTAACGGGGTGTGATGGATTGTCCAGAGTGTGGGACATGGTTGCATGTGAAGACTCATGCAGAATCTCATACTCAGTAGCACCATCACGCAGATACACTGTGTTGGTCTTTGGATCGTACATGGACTTCTCAGCGCCATATACTAAGTTGACGTTACCAACCAGTTTGGACAAGTTCTGTGCAAAAAGTTCTGCTGTCTTAGACGAGCCGCTGTCCGCCAAAGCCTCAAGCGCACCTGTCAAGTTATTGTTAGCAAGCTGTTGGAGCACCACCGGGTGAGCCTGCGTATGTAGTGCGGCGAGGTCTGCATCGGCTTCAAAGCCACTGATATCAGTGTCGGCAATATCATCGAGGTCGCTGTACAGATCGGATTCCAACTCACGTGCAAGACTTTGTGTGAGGACGATTGGGATGAATGGGCAATCTATGCGTGCGAGATTGTTGCAAAGCTGTCCCCTGAAGAGCGCGAAGCATGGCGCAAATTGCACGAAGCAATGCTTGAAGATGCAGAGCTGATGGCCCCACGCAACACCACCAAGTTAATGAAACTGTTTCAATAAGGAGAAAGTAAATGGGTAAGAAGTATGATCTCGTCGTCAAGGTTGGCGAATACACAGACGGCCAAGGCCAGACCAAAGGCCGGTTCAAGAACGTCGGCGTCATGATGGATGGGGACAAGGGCCCCTACATCCTGCTCGACCGCACGTTCAACCCAGCTGGCGTTGGCGGCAACGAAGGCCGTGAGAGCATCATCGTGTCGCTCTATGAACCGAAGCAGGAAGGTGGCCAGCAGGCGCACTCAGCCGCTAAGGCAGATGGCTACCAGCCAAAGGCGCGTGACCTCGACGGGGATGACGTTCCGTTTTAATTACTGGGGGAAGGCGGCTTCAGCGTCGCCTTCCTCTTCTTCCAATTCTTCTTCGTCGGGAATGAGATCGTCCTCATCGTCTTCGACCATGATCGTCCGGTAAGCATCGATGTAAGCCTCGCGCTTCAGCTTGCCCACGTTGTCTAGCTTCATGCCCGGATATAGCTCAGCCATCATCGCTTCTTTCAGCGTCTGAGTCGAGGGTGGCTTGACAGCCTTGTCCATATTCCCAGCGTCAATGTCCTTTTGGAACTTATCGACTATGAGCTGTATCTCTTTGTCAAATTCAGCTCGGATCTTTTCTGCCTTGGAGGACTGCCCTGCATTCTCAGCCTTGGTTATATCCGCCAACATCTTGCCAAGACGCAGCGTATTGTTGCGCTCCGCATTCTGCGTTGACTTCGCAATCTCTGATCCGGCCTGCTTTGCCTGCTGCCGCCGCGCAATGTCAGCTGACTGGAATCCTGTCCCGCGAGGAAGCAGCTCTTCAAAGAAGCCCATTTCCTCAGGAGCCTTGACGAGCGTACCGTAGCGCGTTCTGACGCCCTCCTGCGGGTACTGAACAAAGCCTTTCAGAAGATCCGATGGCCCCTTACCAATGAACGGAGATACGGCTGCCACATAAGCACCAATCGGCTGCACCCCAGAGTTGCGGCGATCAAGATACTCTTGGATCTTCAACACGCTGGTCGAGATGGCCGGAACAATGCTGAGGCCGTCTTCAAATTCAGGAACGAGAGACGTGAAGCCAATGCGCTCACTGATATTCAGGCCAAACAGTCCGCGTGAAGGCCCGCGCAGTATAGCCTCTGCATCACGACGAGCATCTTCGTCGCCACCAAACATCTCGGCCAGCATCATCTGCGCCTCAGTGCGCATATCCAGCTTACTGCCGTTGAGTTTGTTGTAGATATACTGGAAGATATTGATCGCGTCGTCTCCAAACGGAATCGCAAATAACAGGCCAGCCACAGTCCACATCGTCATGATGGTGAACATGGCAGCTATCTTGCCACGCGGCCCCTGCTTGCGCAGGTTTTCAGATAGCAGGAACATAGTCTGCAGAGCGTACTGGGAAAACTGCAGCAGCACGCCGCCGGCACCACGCATGACGGGAGGCTTCTCGATCTGCCCACCCATGAACGTCGCTGTCTCAACCATAAATTCAGCAACGTCGAAGGGGTCGGAGCCCTCTTCCATGATTATCTTGGCGCGCTCGTTCTCTTTATAGGCTTCCTGCCAGTTCTTCAGGGCCTTCGGATCTTTGGCATAGCGATACGCTACAATGAACGCAGCTGCCTTGTTCATTTCTTCAGTGACTGAGATGACGCTCGATCCGTATTGGAAATACCGCTGCGCTGTTTGCTTGATACCGCCGCCACGCGACGCCATGATTTCGGTTTCAACACCCATAAGCTCTGGGTTCATCTGGGCCCGGACGGTTCCGCGTTTGTTTGCAAGAACGAGAACCTCGCGCTCTTCGTCCGTTAATCCCGGTATTGCGTATGGATCAACGTGCATTCCATAGCCAATCTGACCACGGAATCCGGCGATGACCTGAGCTGACATCTTGTAAATATCAAGGCCAGCCGAACCCTTCATGATTGTCATCTGAGGGGCCGTCACTGTCCAGACAGACATGGCGTTTACCGATGATGACGCAATGCTTCCCCACATGGAGTTGAAAAAGCCAATCGTCCGGAGCGCACGAAACATACCATGCTCAGGGCTATCTACGTATTCGTCCCAGCCCTCAGCATACTCGCGCTCAACATCACCTACGTTACGCTTCAGATCATCAAACGCTTCCGCGTATTCCTCACGGTACATACGGTGCGAGACTGTCGATGCCACAATGCGGTTGTAATCGAGCAGCCGATCCGTGAAGTTCGTATCATAACCCGGAATGTCGCGGGATTGCTTCATGTAACTGGAGATCAGATCTTCCATCAGGACGGAGCGCACGCTCTTTGGCAGGCCAGCAATTACGCCACGGGCAACCTGCTCCGCGTTTGCCGCGCTAAGTTCGCCGATAGTTTCCTGAGAGAACATGCCGCCCATAGTCCGGTCGAAGTAATTCTTGATGATCTTGCCAGCATTGGCATCCATCAGGTTCAACAGTTTGTCTAAGCTGGATAGGTCGTCGATAGTCAGGCGCTCATTCGCGTCAGCAGCGCGACGGCTCACGACTACCTTGTACCCTTCACTGGCTGGATACTTCGCCTGAATCTCCGCAATCTTTTTGTTGATGCCCGGATCAGGGATCAGCTTGGCGGCCTTCGGGCCTACCATATTCTTCAGCCACTGAAGGCTGTCCAGCATGAAGAACGCGCCGCTGTCTATCGTGCCATCAGGACCATAGACCATGATGCGCGTATCACCTGAGCGCATGAACGGGATGTACGATGTCAGGCGCTGCGACTCAATGGCATCGAACAGGCGCAGAAGTTCGTCCCGGAACTCCTCATCCTGAACACCCTCTTCAATTCCCTGACGACTGTATTCGCCGTCATAACCAAGAGCAGCCAATCGCGACTTGGCATCCAGCGTAAAGCGGCTCTCCAGATAATCCCGCACCTCATGTAGCAGGCGGGTTTCATTTGCATCCAGCTTCAGTATTTCGCCGGGCTTCGATAGCTCAGGAGCAACGCGTCGCTCAATTCCGTCCGCACCTTCACGCCGAAGTTCACGGGTCTTGAGGGAAAAGTTACGCCCAGTGTCGCGGACAGGCGTCTTGGACAGGCGGAGATACTCGAAAACCGCGTTGAGCTTCTGCTTGGATTCCTTCGGCAGCTGGTTCACTTCATGCAGCAGCCCCTCAAAGTCAGCCATGAGCAGGTTGCGCATCTTGATCTTGTCGTTCGTTGCCTTGTGCATGCGGGCAAAGAACTTGCTTTTCCGGGCAACGGCAGTCGCCGGACGCAGCCACGACGAGAAGGCCCCAATGTTTTGTACAGGGTCCAAAAAGACCGGAGCCTCCGGAGGATTGTCCAGAGCAACATCAGCAATATCAAGGGAGCAGTTAGAGCCTATCATCAGTCACACCCTCGATTGTCTTTCTGTAGGTCAGCGCCTTCGTCAATGACCTTATCGGTGCGTTCCTGCGCTTTTGCAACCGCATTCCGCATCTGAGCTGCCGTGCCGTTGGTGAGGGCCTTCATCATCTCTTCGGTTTCTTGACGATACAGCTTGTCCCACTTTACAAACGCTTCGTCTTTGGCCGCCTCAAGTTGATCCAGCTCTTTTTCATAAGCCTTGCGCTCCTTGGTCCGGCGGTCCTTGTTTGCGCGCTCATCTTCAGCGGAATAGAAAAGGTTGTCGAATGCCTTGCGGGCCGCATCATATTTACGCTGCGCCTTTTCAACTTCAGTCTCTAGCTTGTTGTCATTAGAGGGCCTGCTCTTCTCACGGATCTGACGCTCCATGTTATAGAGCGATTCCTCAAGGCGATCCGCCTCTTTCTTTGCGTTCTCATCATCTGATGAATAAACGTCATCCAAGGTATCGAGGGTATCCTCAACTTCACGGAGCTTGGCTGCACTGCCTTTGTCAACGACAGCCTGAGCCTTGGCCAATATGCTCCTGTTACGCGCATCGGCAATAGACGTAACGTCCATGTAGCGTTCGCTATCTTCAGAAAGCATCGCCCTAGAATTGAACTTACCGTCAGCCTTAGCAAGACTGTCGAGCGCCCGGAGCAAAGGTGATTTTGCACTGAGATTGAAGAGGCCCTTTGCCTTTTCCGCAAACTCAGACAGCCAGTTACGAAGACGCCCAAGTATTGAGTCGCTGACATCAAAGCGCTTTTGCATAATCTCGGTGGCATTCACTGCCCAGAACTCAGACGGGTTGACGTACTGATAGAAGGAGTACGGAACGAATCCATTGTTTATGCTGTTCAACGCTAGTTCCATGCCCTTGCTGGATGGTAAGGTATCCTTACCCATCTTGATTTGAGAGCCGCTATGGAAAGCCCTGAGGTGCTTAAAGAATTCTTTTTCAAGAAAATTATCCTTGGACTTCTCAGCCTGCTTGTTAAATTCGCGCAACCACGTCGTGCGGATAGCATCCTGAATATCAGCAGGCATCATGCGTTCGGTATGGTGAAGCAGCTCGTGAACAGCAGTTGTATCGGACGCCCTACCCTTAAAGAGCCTCATGACACGAGTAACGGGTTCATAGTCACCAGCCGGAGAACCCTCTTTGGGTTTAACTATTGAAATCGCAAGGCCATCGGCAAGGTTTGGATTCGCATTAAGCGCCCACATCATAAGATCAACGTTATCGGGATCTATAACTCCCTCACGTCGAGCATCAAGCAGCGCTGAAAGCACGCGATCACCGCCGCGCACACGGCCCTTCTTGGCCAAGCGGTAATTCTTTGCATCCTGCATGTAGTCAACGTAATCTTTTAGATCAGTGACTTGTTTCGCAAACTCAGCATCATCGATGAGCTGCTCATCTTTGTACTTTATGAGCTTCGCAAGGCCGCGCTTAAGGGAAGGAATCTTCCGTATCTCCTCGATGTCTTGCTGCAGCGTGCCTGATGGAGCCTCAATGCTGGCAAACATATTAGACTGCCCAGCGCCACTGCCACGCTCGTCCAAGATGCCGTCAAGGATTTGGACAGGCGACATAGACTCACGCCCAAACAATCCCTCGCCCGTTGTCTGCTCAGAGGCCCGGCGCACATACTTATCGAGCGCGTCAGCAATAGCTTCGCGACCAGCTGCACGACCCAAGGTTTCGTTATAGAACGAACGGATGAACCGCTCCGTCACAGGATTCAGCGGATTGAAGGCGTCCTGCTGCGAGAGGAAGTCGCCAATCTTCATGTTCTTGTTACGAACATCTCGAACAATCTTTGCCGCTTCAACAAGCTGCTTGGTCGTGTCCATTTCTGGCTCGACTTCGCCTTCTTTGATTGCATCGAGCATCCGCCGCCACGCCGGAGCGACATCCTCAAGCGCACCGCCAATGCTCTTGATGTTATTGTCCTGCGACTCATCGAGCGTGTTGATCAGATCGGCATCACCGTATGCCGCTGATTTAACAGCTGTGCGAAGACGGCGAATGCCGTCAGCCGATAGACGCCCATCTTTATCGAGGAACGCAGCCTGCTCTTGCGTTGGCAGCTTCGACAGGAACGCACGCACAAACCCCTGATTGGTTGAGGCATTGACATCAGGAGACGCCATCAGGCCCATGACATCTGGCGTCAAAGACGCTGCGTCGGTCTGCGCTTTCTCGCTGGTGCTGAGCTGCAGCTTCGTGTCCATGTTGCTTTCGCGCACGAACTTCGAGCGCTGGTCAGGCGTCATCCGGTCAATCCGACGGCGCACCAGAACCGGACGCTCAATCCCAGATAGGTCGAAGCCCTGATCTTCAATGAACTTGCGGTATGCGTCAGCCTTTTCGGGCGACTCGTCGTACACCTTGTTGATTGCCATGACGCGACCGTTACCGCTCTCGACCACATTGTCGAAACCAATAATAGGCGAACCACGGTCGCTCTCAAGGCTCTCACCGAGGCGCTCAGGGTCGAACTTGGCGAAGATGTCCTGAACCTGCAGATCGGTGGAGGACCGGCTGCGGTCGCGGTTCTGCAGGTCGCCTGTCGCGGCGGTCAGATCCTTGGCATCCACTACCTCGAAGGCCGTGTTTACCTTTGATCCTCCGGGGGTGGTGACGGTACGCACGCGCTCTGGTGGCGGCGGTGGAAGTTCGGGTTCTTGTACAGGTTCTTGTACAGGTGCAGGGGCTGCCTGCATTCCAAAGCTAGGGTCGTATTTGGCAGCCTCTTCCTTAAGACTGCCATTATCCTGCATACCCTTAAGCGCAAGTAAGTTTGCTTTTACAGCTTCAAAATCCTTACGGCCAAGAGAAACTGCGGCATCCCGCGCTAGGCGCTGCGCTTCATTATATACTGGGAGCTTTGCATGCGCAGCTGCATACGCTTCTATTTGAGGCGTTACAGGGACACTTGCTAACTTTTCAGCGTCCACTTCGTTATCAAGTACTGCAAGCGCGTTTTCAATTTTACCATATGTCGCGCCAATATCCTGAGGGTTCGCTATTCGATTGGTAAGGTCGCCCACATTCTCAAGAAGATTAGTATAAGTATTGTACCCGGGCACAGCAGCTGCAGTACCTGTGTCTTTTTGAGCAGCAAGCATAGCAGATTCTGGTTCACCACGTTGCGCACTAGCCAATTCTCCAAACGCAACGTCACGCTCTACGGCTTCTTCCTGCGCAGGCGGAGGTGGCGCGGCGACAGGCAAAGGCGGAGTAACGGGTGCAGGCGGAGGTGGCGGCGGTGGAGGCGGAGGCGGTGCAACCACATCAGGCAAGCCTTCAGTAATATCCATGCCAAAGGCCATGCCGCCCAAGCCGCTCTCCGGCTCAGCAACGCCCGCCTTGATCGCAGCCTGAACCTGATCAGGATCTTCGGAGAATACTACGCCATCAGCATCCGCAAGGACAACGCCGCCGTCTTCGTCAATGCCTTGGTAGGTATATTCCTGAGGCCCGGATGGTTCCTGAAGTGTAATCTTGCCACCGACCGGGCCAAGAGCCTTGGTGAGAGCGCCCATGTCTGCCGGAGGAGGAGGTGGCGGGGGCGTGCGAGGAGCCTGTGCAGCGCCGGACGTTGGAGCGGTTGGCCCCGCGTCCCGTCCAGCAAAAGCACCCTGAAGGCCGCCGATGGGGGCTGCGATTGTCGCGCCGCCGATTGCGCCCATAGCGCCGGAAGATAGGACATCTTCGCCGATAGGAACTTCTGCTGCAGTTCCGAGCATACCGACGTTCGTTGCCAGCTTCGATCCCGCTTCTTCAACGAACTCCTGCGGGGCCTCTCCAATAGCTGCGCGACCTGCAGAGCGAAGGATGCCTTCCCGCACTGGTTGACCAGCGAATACCCGCTGCTCAAGGCCCGGTATTTTTGCCGCGACCGCAGACGTAGCTCCTGCTCCAGCAAATGCTATCTGGAATGCGCGGTTAGCTTCTTCTTGGGTTCCACCTTTGGCAAGAACATTATCATAGGCTTCGCTACCAGCAGCTGACGCATTTATTGTAGCACCAGAGCCAACGACTCCCCGCCTAACTGCTTTGTTCAGGGCAGCTTCAGAAACCTCAACTCCTAAACGCGGCAGTACTGCACGAGCCCCAGTTTGAACAATTTTACCGGGGACAAGTGTGGCAAGCGTGGCAGGTAACATTGACGCTGTAGTTTCAGCAAAACTTCGCGGCGTATCAAATGCGGTTTGGACTCTAGCTATTTGAGTGGCCGCCTCTTTCGGCGTTTGAGGCAAGAAGGTACGGGCGGCTGCGTTGATGGCATAGTCTATTGGAGTGAACAATGTCGTTGCTGAACTGGGAGGCGTTGCCAAAGATTTCCCAATGCCAGCGTAAATTTTAGAACCTGTGCCGGGAGTGGACCCCGCTATTTCTCTCTGTTGCCTAGCTTGGTTTTCAAGACTTGCTTTAGATAGTTCAGCCTCAGCCCTAGTCTTAATTCCCTTGCCAGTTTCCCGAAGATAACCCCCGAGTAGCGCGTCTACCCGTCTATCTATCTCGCCAATAACAGGAACTGATTTAGTAAGATTGGCCGCTTGCTTGAATGTTAAGCCAAGGTTGGACACGACGCTTCCGATGCCACCCTTAAACCTTGCGCCAACATCGCTGTAAAACGGCTCTTCTTCTTCTTTCTTCTTAGGCTTTGACGCAGGCGCTGACGAAGGCGGGTAATTCTGCCGCATAACCCGCGTTATATCGCGGTCTGACATTCCATCAGGGAAATTGACAAGCGTGCCGTCAGGTGCGCGAACTGTAATAGGCATAGCTATTCTAACTTACCAGTTTTGGGATTATACGTGCGTGTTTTATTGCCTCCAGCCGGAGCAGCTGCCGCCGGAGCGCCGATGCCAAGCAACCTACCGTAGTACGCCAGCTCTTCTTGCTTCTGAGTTAATTGAGCCCTGTAAGCGGCCTTATCTGCTGCTGATACAAACGGATCATTGATGGCCTTACGAAGCAGATTAACCTGACTCGAAATAGCATTGTAAACGGTGGCGCTTGGCTTATTCCCTGCACTACCGCCAGTCCCAGTAGACGGCGGTCTTAATGCACTTTTCGTTTGAGCATCTCTGTAAGCCAAATCAGCTATAGCATTACGCTCTGCGTAATCAGCCGAAACTTTAGCTGTCTTCGCCTCTGATTCGGCGGCGCTGATTTTAAGCGGACGAAGAGTCTCAGCGAGGCTACCTTCGCCCCTTGAGTTGACCAACGCCATCTCTTCTTTAGTCAGCGCGACACCGGCATTGGCCAGTTCAATCGCTTTATTGCGGGCGCTTTCAAGCGCATCCATCCTCTGCGTGGCAAACGTATCACGCTTCTCTTCAATACCACGAAGCGCCGCTTCACGCGCATCGCGAGCACCAGTATATTTTTCAGATCCAGCCGCTAGACCACGAGCCAAGGCAGAGGAGAAGCTCTCACCGGGCTTCGCACCTGCGAGTGCAGCTCCACCAGCAATCAACGCATCGAACGGAGCGCGCTTACGTGTCTTCTCAATAAGCTCTTCTTCACGGCCAAGACGTGCTGCTTGACGCTCCAATAGAGCAGCGCGATCAGCATCGACAGCTGCGCCTTCTTCAGCCGCCACCATGCCCTTAAGACGAGAAACTTCGCCAGACTTTATTTTTAAGTTATAGGACAGTTCAGGATCGGGCTTCCCATCCGGCGTTACAGTCAGCGCCAACCGTTCATTCATCTGCTGAAGGTCTGCTTCTGCCTGCTCAAGCAGGGGACGGAAGCGGGATTTATATTGCGCCTTTGGCGCAGCCTCTGGAACCGCAGCAGCAGCAGGAGCAGCCGCAGGAGCAGCGGCAGCCACCGCAGGCGCACGCTCTTTGGTACCTGTAGGCAATTCAGCAATAAGCTCCTGCACCCGTGCGTTAGCAGCTGCTCTCTCATCGGGGGTTGGGCCACGCTCTGTGCGCTCACGAACTTCTTGTGCCCGCCGGAAAGAACCAACATCTACACCCGGAACAATATTAGCAGTCGGCTTCGGAGCCGCAAGACGAGCAGCCATCATAGGCGCTGGAGATGATGGGGTTAGCGTTTTCGGTGGGAACAGGTTCGCAAGCCCACCTCCGCCAGCGCCCGGAGCGCCCATCCCTTCAGTCGCCATGACCTGAGCAATCAAATCCTCAACGGCCATGTTCTGCAGCTCAGGCTTCAAGGACCGTAGCTGCAGCGCTTTCATTCTTGCTTGCTGGGGTGTTATCGCCATCTTATTTACCCTTCAGCCATCCAAGCCCGTGCATCGGGTGCTTGATATTCCGCTTGCCATCGGCGGTAATTGGGCCACCGTCCTTCTTACCAAAGACGTTGCCCAGAGCGCCGATGCCAGTGGCAATAGCTCCGAGCGTCTGCGCCGTCTTATTTGCACCGGGAGCCTGCTCATAACGAGTGCCTGATCCGCTTGCGCTTGGCTGCCCAACAATGTTTGAAAAACGCTGGGCTTGCTGATAATCGTAATCGCGCTGAGCTTCAAAATCAGAACGCGCCAAGTCAAGCGATTCCTGCTCAAACCCACGCTGTGCCCGACCAGCCGCTTCAAGCGCAGCCGTTTCGGTTCCAGCCAATCTCTGAATGTCGCTACCAAGCCCTGCGGCCCGCTCAGCTGCCGTGAGATAGCGACCAGCTTCAGTATTGAACTGACCCATGCCGCTCTCATAGCCCTTCTGGAGAGCCTCATTCTGAGCCGACAGAGCAGCAGCATTGGCGTCACGCACCGCACGAGCAGTGAACTCAGCACTCCGGCTTCCGCCAAATGTGCCGCCTCCAATAAATGTGCGGTTTACTGCAGGTAATAAGTTCTCATACAGGTTCCGACCAGCTGCAGCGCCAATACCAGAGACGACGTTCTGGGTGTACGGGTTCATGAACCGAGATGCAACGCCCGGATCAGAGAATGATTGCGTGCCGCCTGCGATGTATTGACCAGCAGCCTGCGTGTAAGGCCTGAAGTTTCCGACGTTTGCGGATGTCATCTGATAGGCTTGCTGCTCCTGCGGTGAGATAGAAGCAAGGCGCGGGCCACCAGTATAGGGTTGGTAAGGCGCAGTTGTAGCCTCATATCCCCTTTCGATGCTCTTGGTGTAGGCATCAACAAGCCACTGGGGCAGCTTGGTCTCGGTGACGGTTTGTGTGACAGCCATTATGCCAATCCTCCAACAGCTTTAAGCATTCTATCTATACCCTTCTGGGGTTTTGCAATCTTTTTTACGTCTTTGCGTCCAGCCTGACGACGCACCATTTGGCGCATTTTGTCAAGGCGGCGCACGCCCTCATCAGTTGATCCATCGCCAAGATCAGCTACATCCTGTGCACTCCAGACATATTCGCCATCGGATAGCCATGCCGGGATCTTATCGTCCTGACCACTGCCGATGCCTTTTACCTGTCCGGGGCCCTGATGTCCGCCGTTCTTATGATACTCAACGAGATGCTTTACCATATCATCATCGACTTCGCCACCTTCAGCAAAAGTGTTGTCGGAAGGAAGAATCATCGCTGGGCCAGCAGGCTCGTTTGCAATAGGCGTGGTGATAGGCGCAGGGGCGGATTGCAATGATCCTTGGCCCGTCACGGGATCTCGCGTGAAGAACAGGTACTCTGTCTCCTGATCACCACCGCGCCGGCCATACGTCTGTGGCGTATAGGGATAGCGACCGCCAGTACCGCCAATTCCAGCGCCGGTAAGCGTTGGCCTCAGCGTGCTTTTCGTGAAGTTTATTTTACTGGTGTCCGGAGGTAACGTCCCGCCACCACCACCGCCACCTACAGCGCCGCCGACTATCGGAAGAACGACAGACGCTATATCAGCCGCGTCTTTGATTTTATCCAATGTGGATTTTTCTTTGTCCTCGCGGGCCTTCTCATCAGCAAGATCTTCTTGGAACTCAGGCGATTTGATTAAATTCTCAATGCCCGGAATAGCCCCACCTATGCCAGCGCCGGGCGTGGTTCCGCCGCCAGTAACCACAGTACCCGGTTCTTCTTCAGTAGGCGGAGGCTCCGTAGTGGTCGTCGCAGTGGGAGGTGGTGTAGGTCCGCCTGCACCAATAGGAGCAAGGCCACCTATACCAACACCGGGCGTTGCCGGTCTTGCTGTAACCGTAGCCGCAGGCGGCTCTTCAGCAGGTGGAGGTTCCGTAGCGGGTGGCCGAGCCGTCTCGTCAATAAAATCTTCTTGGAATTCAGGTGCTTTAATTAAGTTTTCAATCCCCGGAATAACTTCACCTATACCAACAGCTGGCGTGCTTCTACCGCCAATAACGGTGGCCGCAGGCGGCTCTTCCGCAGGTGGCTGCTCAGCGGGCTGCTCAGCGGGCTGCTCAACTGGCTGTTCAGCAGGTGGAGGCGCAGACGGAGGCGTAGCTTCGGTCTTAACAATCGGGTTAATCCCCGACACAGCATTTGTTACTGGGTTTGCCTTAACAAGAATTGTCGGGTCCGCCGCTGCTTCCGCCGCTGCCTCATTAACCTTATCAAGTGCAATGTTTGTATTTTCGCTTGGAACATAATCAGGAACAACATTCTTTACAGCATCAACAATTGCTTCCGATACGGTTGATGCGGTAGCTCCTGAAGTCAATGCAACCGCAGCAGCTTCAGTCGCTGCGTTGACCACGATTTCTCTAGTGGCTGCTTCTGAACCGATGCCACTTACGGCATCAACGATGCTGTCAAGCTGCGGCACCAGATTAAGATCAGCCATAACGCTACCAACAGCGTCTGTAACTTTTCCTCCAATGTCGGTGCCTTTCAAAACGCCGGCTGTGGCAGCAGTTATTGCGCTACGTATCAATGTTTCTTCAACTGATCTTCCTTGAACGGCGCTAGAAACAGCTGTGCCAAGGGTAGCCGCACCTACAGTGGCGGCAGTAGTAGCTGGTATTCCAAGGGGGCCGAGCGCCATTGTCGCAATTATCGGATAAGCAATGTCAGATACGTTGACGCCAGCCGCACTTGCGCCAGCAGCGATTGCAGCACCTACGGGGCCGCCGATGATAAAGCCAAGGGCGGCGTCCCCAACAATATCGAGAGCTTGATTAAGAATGCTTACGTTTTTCTTCTCATTCGCAACAATCTTGAACGTGTCTCCAAATACCAAATCCCCAGAGCCGGGGTTCTTGAATTGGCCGGTTTGGATCTCCCAGTCAGCCTTGTTACCGCCTTCCTTGGTCAGCGCTGTAGCAAGCTCAATCGCCTTTTCGGCGGCCTCATACCCAGTGCCTTGGAAAACAACCTTGCCAGTTCTTTGATCAACAAGGCGGATTGGCTGGTTTTCAATCAGAGTAAACGTGTTGTCTTTTTTCGCAACTGTGGAAGTTGGGTTGCCTTTGTTGGACTTAGGAGCCGTGAAGGTTCTGAAATTATTAGTCGCGTCAGGATTTGTTATGCCGAAGCTGTTACCAAAATTCAAATTGCCAAGGTCCATCGTGGCAAATGAAGCCATCATTTCATTCCACTGATCCCTAGACATCTGCATGGTTTGAAGATCGGCATCACTCGGCGAGTATTCATTTGCGTTGATGACTTGCAGGCCAGTGTCAGCAGCCGGAGTCGCTACCGCAGCTTCAATAACAGAAGGAGCCTCAGCTGGAGCAGAAACGGCAGGAGATCCGATACCCGCAACAGGTTCGGCCTCAATGGCCATAGGCTCTACAGCTGGCGCGGAAACTTCAGAAACTTGAGCGGCGTAAACGTCGTCATCATATTCACCCCTACGGCCAATACCGCGAACGGGAGCTGGTTCGTAATAAGCGGGAGCTGGCTCTGGCGCGTAAACGGGAGCTGGCTCTGACGCAAAACCATAATCAGGCTCAGCGGAAACCTCTCTACCTCCGATGCCGCGAGAGACATCGATCTCTGGCGCTGCAACTGGAGCAGGCGTGTATGTCTGCTCAGGGGCCTGAACCTCAGGCGCATAATAATTCTCATCAACACTGCGGCCAATCCCAGCTAATTGCTCCGGCTCTGGTGTGTAAGCTGGTTCTGGAGCTGGAGCAACTGCGGCGGCTTGTTGTGCTTCAACACGCTCGGCGGTGGCACGCTGAGCCTCTGCCTGCTGTGCCGCAACACGCTGGGCCTCTGCCTGCGCTGCTGCCTGAGCCTGAGCCTGTGCCGCAGCCTGTGCCTCTGCTGCAGCTTGTGCCGCTGCCTGCTCTGCTAAAGCTCGCTCCTGAGCTGCGCGCTCAGCGGCTGCCTGCGCTGCTTGCGCACGCCTTTCATTCAGTTCGGTTTGCTGTCTCTGAGCAGCCGCTTCAGCTGCTGCAGCTCGTTCCGCCGCTACTCTTTCAGCCTCAACTCTTGCAGCCAGTTCTTGAGCGGCTGCAACACGCTGGGCTTCAGCGGCGGCGGCGGCCTGTTCTGCGGCTGCTTGTTCTGCGGCTGCCTGCTCTGCCAAAGCTCGCTCCTGAGCAGCACGATCAGCAGCAGCCTGAGCAGCGCGCTGAGCCTCCGCCTGCTGCGCGGCCTGATCTGCGGCATAACGCTCTGCAGCCAACTGTTCAGCTGATATTTGAGGTGCTGTGAATCGATCAGGCGCTCCACCAATCAGGCCGTAATCATCAACCATGTACTGAGGAATGTCACCGATTCCAGCAGTAATCTCTGGTGCGTAATAAACCGGCTCTGGAGCGTAATAGGTAGGCGCAGGTGGAGGCGCATAATACACAGGTTCAACGGGAGCAGGCGAATACTGCTGTACTGCAGCAGCGATAGCCTGCTGGAAGGCGGGGCTATTGAAATAGTCGGCATCGAACTCTGGCATGTAATAATCTTCAAACATTACGAACCACTCCCGCCGCTATTAAGCGTCTGTATAAACCGCATTGCCCAATCTTTCCAGTCATCAAACTGATATGGATTAGGAGCGCTACTCTCAGCTATTTTGTTCACAGCCTGCAAACCTGCGGCCCAATCCTGCCAATTCGCGCCGGGCATCATCTGAACGACAGTGCCAAACTGCTCAAGGTCAGGATACATATAATCAGCCCAATCAATGAACCGATCAATCCCGCGAGGATCAACGCCAATCACGACTGGTATCTGCCATCAGCAACCTCGATGTGGACAATAATCTGTCCCATCTGATAGTCTCCGCCGACCGTATTGGAGCCAAACTTAAAGCGAAGCTCACGCCGCTGCTCCTTGAAAAAGACCTGCTGCTCGTAACTTTCGTTCGGAACATCCGGGAAGAACTTAACTGGGCCATACACCTCAGGTGCGCGGGCGTTAATACGGCCAGTGATCTGCACCGACATATCACCAGACTGCACGAAGTCAGGCTCAATCATCTCTACGTGGATCGAGCGGTTGCGAGGGCTTTGCATTGTCAGCATGGAGATGTCGCCAGTCTCGAAGAAGCTCTCGATGGCATTCACAGACGAGCCATCAATTTCATCCACGCCATATTCGTGACGCCAGATCTTGTAGGTGATAGGACCATTATCCACGACGCGAGTGTCGCCAATCTCAGTGATGCGCGTGTCTGACGCCTCAGTAATGCGAACAGGAGGGTCAGCTGGAATGGCTGGATCTACGCCTGCCAAGATTGGTGATGGAAAAACCTGAGCGTAAAGGCCCGCAGAACGCCCACCATTGGGAAGCTCGACATCGTACCACGTTTCCTCACGGACATTGTAAATGATGGCGTGCGTGCACTCTGTAGCCTGACCACGCGGGTAGCACCACCAGATTTCACCGAAGCGCGGAACCTTATAGGCGAAAATCTTGTTGGCGTAATTGGTGTTCAAGCCGTCGAAGAAGTAATTGATGTTCATGTTGTTCGTCACTTCGCGGACGACACCGTTATAAAACATGAATCGGTCGCGCCCGATCCAGAAATACAGACCATCATACTCAATCACGCTGTTCGCGGCGAGGATGCTGATCTGAGAGCTGATCGTATCAAACGCAAAGACATCAGAGCCGCCCGTGTAATAGGCGCGAATCAGGCTGTCGAGCGACCAGAAAAGGCCGGCAGGGTTCTGACCACCGCCGCGAAGGGGAAGCCCCTTGACAATCTTTGAGGAGGTGACGAACGCATCACCAGCGTCTCCAGTCGTGAAGTTGGTGGGATCATTTATATCAGACCACCGAATGTATCCGTTTGCGCAATAGACGAACAGATACGGGTGCAGCACCACGATACCGCCGCAGGTTGTTACGCCCGCAATCTCCGTCAGGGGCGCTGTGCCGTAAATGTCCCCGATGTATATGGGGTAGTTTTCACCGCTGGTGATGTCCAAGAGCGTTTCTGTGGCGTTTGCTATGATAACCGTGCCGCTGCCAGCGCCGTCATACATGGCATCGAACATCCAGTTATAATCGTCGTTGTCCGTGAAGCCCGCTGGCGTCCGTGTGACCGGAGCGGATGTGTTCCCATCCACATCAATCGTAAAGCGCTGCACGCCCTTCTGATGCCCGACATGGGTATAAGCGAAATTGTTCAAACCTTGCGTGTGAAACTGCCGGACGATACCATTTATATAGGAGCTGATCTGCCTATATCCGCCGATCTTACGCGGCAGCCCGCGCTGAAAACGAACCCATTGGCCGTCAACATAATAGTCACCCTCAAACTTGGTGCCATCACGCTTGATGCCAGCTTTTGATTGAAGGTTGACAGGAACCAGCATTAAAACGTGCCGCCGTTAACATTCCCAGATTGTGCTGGGCCTAAGTCGGCCCATACGTTTGCCGTTCCAGCTGCAGTAAAAATGGAAACTCCAAGGGATGTGCCGCCAAGATTGACAAGAGCGCCGTTGGAAGTCGTTGCCCCCGTACCACCCTGAGCAACCGAGATTGGAACAGAAAGACCACCAGTGTCAGCTGCAACGACATTCGTTCCATTGCAGTAAAGGATCGAGCGGGCATTCTGCGTGATAGCCACGCCAGCTCCGCCTGCGGTCTTCACGGTTAGTGTGTAAGGCCCGGTTGTGTTGTTGGAAACCCAGTATTGCTGCACCGTCGTGGGAACGATGATTTCCATATTTGCAGTCAGGAGGCCGCTGAACTGATAGGCAATCCGATTCAGCTCTGCACCCGTAAGAGAATACGGGCTCGACTGTCCGGCTAGGTTGATTGAGATGAAGTCGAACGTGAATTCAGCCGGCTGGCCCAATCCAAGAGTAAAGTAATCCGTCCCATCGCAGACTATAAACGCGCTGTTCGCGGGGTCCATGATGAGGCTCAGGCCGCCATCAATAGTTTCACCGCCCGGACCAGAAATAGTGACCGCACCAGTACCGCCGTTACGAACCTGACAGAACCAATCGTTTCCAACCACCGAAGCCGAAGGCAGCGTGAAAGTCCCTGCGCCGCCCGTCCAGAGCAGCATACGCGATCTATCAGCAGAACCGATGGTGTAATTGGAGTTGAGCGCGTCAACGGCAATAGACTGGTTCAGCGTCGTGCCAATGGCCTTGATGCCAAGACCGGCAAGTGAGCCAGCATTAACCGACGACGTGCCTGTGCCATAAGCCAGTGAGCGCCACGCGCCGTTTACCGTAGAATTTGCTGTGAGATAAATCTGCCAGCTCTGGCCGGCGGCGACAACCACGATGGTGTTCCCGCCATTATCAGCAACCGTAAAGGACGATGCGCCGGGATTGAAGAACAGTACGGTTTCGCCAACGCTTGCCTGTGAAGCATTCGGCATGCGGATCGTGAAGCCAGCGCCTGTTGGCGTGACATCCATGATTGCAGCCGTCGTGTTCGTGTCTGTGGCGAGTTCCGTTGGCCACGTCAGGGTGATGTTGGCAGAAAGCGATACCGCCCGGTAACTTACGTTTGCCGGATAGACGACCGTACCCCCGAACGTATTTATAAAACTGGTCACGATCAATCCTCCCTGCGAATAATACCGCGATCAGCGATCTGGCGAATGTCCTCACCATTAAGCGCCGCGACGGCACGGTCATAAAAGCCCTGCCAAATTGGGATAATCTCTTCGTTCTTCAGGAACGGAGCAGCTTCCATAAGCGAGGCATAGAGCAGCGCGTTAGGCGCGTATTCCGTGAACCAGTTCGTCTGAACGTCATCGCCAAGAAGCGCCGGCAGCTCATAATAAATCAGCTCATAAGGGAATGCCGCAGACGGCGTGGGCGCAAAGAACCAATGCTGATAGTCATAGTCAGCATAGAATCTCGGCGTCCCAGTGAGGGTCTGATTCGGCCAATACTGCCGCATATATTCGTATGCACGCGGGAAAACCTCCTGCGTTGTGTTGTAACCAGTTCCGGTTCCGATCCTTATGCTGACGGTTTCGCGCCAGCGGTCAGGCTTTGGATATGTCGCCTGCCCCTGAATCATCGTAGAATTGACGACAGTGACAAGCCCTTGGATCTTTAGCTCTCTCGCGAGACGACGTTCAGCAAGCCCCACGAGACTTGGGAGCTGTACGAAAACTGAGGGGTCAGTCGCCAGCGTAGCTCCACGCTCCAGATAATTCCGGAGGTCGTTGAGCAAGCTGGTATACGTCATCGCGGTAG